GAGAAAGTGAATAACTAATTAAGGAGAGCTAAACAAAAGCCACTTGATTTATAACTAATTTAGTATTACAATCATCTTATGCCTAAAGTACAATACCAAAAGCACAGTAACCGCAAGCAGCGCGCCAGAGAGTTTTGGCTGCAGGTTGCCGCTGATTATAACGCCGGTATGAGCGCGGCCACTATTGCCCAGCGCTACGCCAACCCTGATACAGGCAAAAAATACACCCGTGAGCATATTTACTGGATATTACGCAAGGTAGCTACATTATAATTTATGCCGGCACCCCGGCTATAAAGGGGATTACCATGAACACCACGGAAAGGGCCGATACGGCCACACCCAAACAAATTGGCATGCTTAACGGCATAAGCCATAATAGCGCGCTACAAAATGTTGTAAGCGCCATAACCTTTGGCACTAAGCCAAAAATTACCAAACATGAGGCATCACGCCTTATAGAGCTTATACAAGCAAACAGGCTCGAGAGTGCCCTGGCTTTTGCCAACGTTATAAACTCGTACAACGCGTGGATTTTTTACCACGAGCAATACATAAAACTAACAAGTGAGGGAAAATAACTATGAAAAACATACTAACAAAACTCCATGCCATGCAGGCAGAAATTGAAAGAATGGAAAAAGACGGTAGAAACACGTTGCAAAACTATACCTACTTGTCGGAAACGCAGGTTACTTTAAAAATAAAAGAGCTGCTCGATAAACATGGGGTTATGTTTTTGCCAAAATCCATAGAAGAAAAAGCCATAACCGAAATTTCGCCAACGAGCAAGGGAACCAAACAATATGTTACCACCGTTAAGGTTTCATATATATTTGCCGATATTGAAACCGGCGAAACATACGAGGGTAGCATAGAGGGGCAGGGAACCGATACCGGCGACAAGGGAATTTATAAGGCCATTACTGGCTCAATTAAATATGTCTATATGAAGACGTTTAACATACCAACCGGGGATGACCCTGAAAAAGACACAAAAAAAACAAGCGCTGGCAGGTATCAACAACCAACAAACACGCCTACTGGCTTAGTAAACCCAAAGCAGTTGGCGCTTATACATATACTTATAGAACAGTCAAATGCCGATAAGCAGGGAATACATACTGCCTATAACATAACCTCACTAAACGAGCTAACCAGCCCGCAGGCCAGCACACTCATTGACCAATTAAAAGCTAAAATTGCAAAAGCAAAGGGGGAATAATGGCAGACTTACAAAACTGGTATGTTACCGATTGTTGCATGGCACCCATACAAAATGGGCGCTGCCTAAAATGTGGTAATGAGGCGGCGTTTAGACAGCTGCAGTTTAAAAAAACTGAGTCACACATGCGGCCACTATTAACTAATTTTGATATAAGCATGATGGCGCTGGCGAGCGGCGTAATCACGTTTGCGTTTTTACTAATGCTTTATATTATGACGGAGGCAATCATGCGATAAACCGGGCGCGATTATATATATTATTTGGAGTAAACCCATGAAACGCTGGAAATTAAGCACGTTAGAAACATTTTGGTACTACCTGGTTGTGATTTGCACGTTTGGTTTTTGGTACACCATTAAAATGGTTATCAAAAAAGCCATGAGCGAGGAAACGGCCAACCAATGAGGCAGTTTAATGGGGGCGCGGTGCGCGATGATAACGCCGGCAAACCGCGCTATGACCTAATTCCACCAGAGGCATTATTGCGCGTGGCTAAGCACTACGCTTGGGGCGCGGCTAAGTATGGCGTGGATAACTACAAAAATGGTATGCCAAGGGAGGCGTTTATCGAGTCGGCATTTAGGCATTTTGAGGCACTACGCATGGGCAAAACTGACGAAGACCACGCGGCGGCCCTGGTGTGGAATGTTTTATCAATCATGTGGTTGGAGTGCCAACATGAGTAAAAAAGCCAGGTTTACCGCTACCCCACTAGCTGCCGTGCCCGATGGATGGGAAAAGGATTGGACGCTTATTTTGCGCGTGCCACCGCAACACTATGCCGCCATGCACCTAGCAAATTACCTAAAAAATAAGCAGGTTACCATTGAGCTTACTGAGGTTAAATGACACTACACCTAACCGGGCGCGTAATTAGCAAAAAAAATAGCAAGCGGTTTATACAACGGGGCAACCGCAGGTTTTTGGTACCCTCAACCGCGTTTACTACCTTTTTACACGCTGCCACCCTGGAGCTTAGGCCGCAGGTAACGCAGCGGTTTACCGGGCCGGTTAGCGTGTCGTGCATGTTTGGTATTAAGGGCAATTATAAAATTGATGGCGATAATATGTTTACCAGTATTTTGGATACGCTTATGCACGTGGGGGCTATAGCCGATGACAACCAAGTTATGCACGGGCAGTTTACTAAAACGGAAAAACAAACGGACTGGCACACCACCATACTAATTAGCAAATGGGAGTAGTTTATGTACGATGATAATGATAACCAATTTGAGCCGGGTGAGGATACTAGCCTACAATGCAGTGATTGCGGGCGCGATTTTTTATGGACGAGCGACGAGCAGGCATTTTATTTTGAACGCGGTTTAGCTGCGCCTAAGCGCTGCGATGCGTGCCGGGCTAACCGTAAAACCCGTTATGCCAAAAGGCCAAGGCAATGAAATTGAGCGATATAGTAAGCGTTGGATTTGATAACCAAGACCGCTTAGAGGCTGACCAGTGGCAGCAGTACATGGATGCTAAAAACCAGGGCAGTAAAACGGTTAATTTTAGTAAAAACAAAAACAAGAGCGGGTTTTTAGGCCATTTAGCGGTTGAGCGGGCTATTGAGCGCCTAAACCTGCCCTATACCAGCAGCCGCACACAAAAGTTTTTGCATGGCGACCCTTACGACATTGCGTTTGAGGATGATTTTATCGAGGTTAAAAGTCTGGTGGGTGATTTTAGCGAGCAGTATTTTTTTAATAAAAAACTATTTGTGTTTGACCACCACCAGCGCAAGGGCGAAACGCATTATTGCTGGGTTGAGGTTGACCGCGATTTTATCGGCGCGCATATTTACGGGGTTATGACCGCCGAGTGGTTTTACCAAATCGCCCAGCCCGGTGTGGCGCAGGCAAATAGGCTAACTAATAGAGCGCTGCCCTACCATTACATCATAAGCCGCGAGTTGCGCCCGCTTAACAAGTATTTATTACACGTGGTATAGCGCTTGCTATAATAGTTATATGAACCGAACCCATAGCGTTATTTTATTTGAGCCGGGAAAACTGCCCCGGTTTATTGCTAATGTTAAGAGCCTGCGCGCGTATAAAAAAAACCCGCATGCTGTTGTTGACCCACAAGAGTTGCCACCGGCAAAACTAAAGTATTGGGAGCGGGTAAGCAAAAACAAACCAGGGTACTATAAAAGCGCGGCCAAACGGGCTGAGGTTGATGCTATGGTTAATAACCTAATTGCAGCGAGGCGCAATAAGTGAACACCCAAACACGCAAACTATCACACCTAACAGGTTGGGATAAAAACCCCAGGGCTATAAATAAAAAGGATTACGAGCGGCTAAAAAAGCAAATAAAAAACCTGGGTATATACAAACCACTACTCATAAACCAAGACAATGTGGTATTGGGCGGTAATATGCGCCTAAAAGCATACCAAGAGCTTGGCATTGACGAGGTGCCGGTTAGTGTAGTTGATGCACAAACTGAGGCGCGCATGGTTGAGTTTGCCCTAAGCGATAATGACCGGGCCGGGTATTACCTAGACCAACAACTAGCCGAGTTGGTGCAGGGCATTGATATTGATTTGGGCGACTACATGGTTGATTTAGGCAAGCAAATAAGCATTGAGGAATTATTGGGCAAGTTTGGTCCAGAGCCAGAGGAGGACGAGTTTGACGCTACACCGCCGGACGAACCCGTGAGTGAGTTGGGTGAGGTGTATCAACTGGGTAGACACAGGTTGATGTGTGGCGATAGCACGAAGATTGAGGATGTGGAAAGGCTAATGGATGGGCAAAAGGCGGACATGGTGTTTACTGATCCGCCGTATGGGATGAAAAAAGAGAATGAGGGAGTGCTTAACGACAATCTAAACTATGATGACTTGCTTGAGTTTAACAAACAATGGATACCGCTAACATTTACACACTTAAAAGACAACGGCAGCTGGTATTGTTGGGGAACGGATGAGCCGTTGATGGATATTTATGTGTTCATTCTCAAGCCGTACATCAAAGAAAACAAAATTACATTTAGAAACCTGATTACCTGGGACAAAGGAGGCGGGCAAGGACAAAATAGCGAAGAATTTCGAATGTATGCCATCGCTGACGAAAAGTTGTTATTTGTGATGACTGGGGTGCAGGGATTTAATACTAACCAAGACAATTATTACGAAGCATGGGAACCAGTTAGACTTTATTTAGAAGGTGAGAAGAAGAAATTAGGATGGACAGACAAATGGATTGCTGAACAACTAAACATTGATCCTCGACTTCACTGGTTTAGTAAAAGCCAATGGGAAATACCAACAGAAGAAAAATACAAAATGTTACAAGATTTGGCAAAAAACGAGGCATTCAAAAAGGACTACGAGGAAATCAAAAAGGACTACTACGCTACAAGGGCATATTTTAATAATACCCATGACAATATGAACAATGTGTGGAGGTTTAATCGTGATGTTCAAAACACCGACCACGCCACACCGAAGCCTATTGAATTATGTGCAAGAGCAATAAAAACAAGCAGTAGAGAGGATGAGCTTTGTCTTGATTTATTTGGTGGCTCAGGTTCTACCCTTGTCGCTTGTGAACAAACCAACCGCACTTGTTTCATGATGGAGCTTGACCCTAAGTATTGCGACGTTATAAGAAAACGATATGCTAAACTAATCGGCCAAGAGGAAGCGTGGCAAGAAATAACCCCAATAATAGGCAAATAAATGGCTAAAACATCAACCTCATTCAAACCAGGGCAAGTGGCTAACCCAAATGGTAGGCCACCAAAAGGCTACAGCATAACCGAAATGGTCAAGCAAATGCTGCAGGAAAAGCCGGAAATACGCCAAGCCATAGCCACCAAAATATTTGAAAAAGCACTACAAGGCGACCCAGCGGCATACAAGCTAGTGTGGCAGTATATGGACGGAATGCCGCAGCAAAAGGTTGATTTAACCGTGACCAAGGTTGATGAAATACTAGACGAGTTGGAAACTAATTACGATGAGCTTGGACAAGAGGCTAAAGAGCAAGTGGTGGCGCCTGAACCACCTGTACAAAATCAAGAGTAAGTCCGGGGCTTTAATTACCTTTAAACCCAACGTTATACAGCGTGCTTACTATGTTGACCGCGGCGCGCACCGCTATAACGCCATACTCAAGGCCCGGCAGCACGGCATTACCACCGAGGCTTGCATTGATTTATTGGACGAGGCGTTGTGGGTGCCCGGCATGGGTTGCGCCGTTATTGCCCATGAGCGGGTGGCGCTCGATGAAATTTTCCAAATAGTTAAGCGCGGGTTTGTTAACCTGCCTGACCAACTAAAACCGGAAACTAAAACCGATACGCTGCGCATGTACCGATTTACCAACCGTTTTGACGGCTACCCACTGGACAGCAGCATTTACGTGGCCCTAAAACTACGCTCGGGTACCGTGCAGCGGTTGCATATTAGCGAGAGCGCGTTTATCAAAGACCGGGCAGAGTTGGTTGCCGGGAGTAAGCAGGCGGTGCCCAAAACCGGGCGCATTACCGAGGAAACTACCGGGAATGGGTTTAATGAGTTTTACGACTTTTACATGGAGCAGCACCAAAAACCAACGCTCGGGCCAATGGATTATAAAACCCACTTTTTTGCCTGGTTTGAAAACCCCGAGTATACCCTGCCCGGCGTGTTGCCAACCGAGGACAAAACCGCTGATGAAATAACCCTACAAACCAACCACGGGATTACTGATGGGCAGTTATTATGGCGGCGCTGGAAAATGACCGAGCTGCGGGCGGCTAGTGTTGGCGAGGGGCTTACGAGCGAGCAGTTATTTAAGCAGGAATACCCCAGCACCATAATTGAGGCGTTTCAATCGGGCGCCGGTGCCGTGTTTGATGCGAGCAAAATAGACCAAGTGCGCGTGCGCATGCCGCTAGTAAACCCCACGCACACCATGCAGCAACAACTTGACGCGCTTAGGCAGCTAGGGTTTAGGTTTTGGCACTTACCGCAACCCGATGCAAAATATGATATAGGGGTTGACCCTAGCGACGGCGAGGGCGCTGATTTTAGCTGCATTGATGTTTGGGGCGATATTGAGGGCACGTACCGGCAGTGCGCCCAATACTATGGCAAGCTGCGGCCTGATGAGTTGGCGGAGGTAACCAAGCAAGTGGCGGAGTTTTATAACCGCGCTTTTGTTGGGGTTGAGAACAATATGCTTACCACCATATTATTTTTGACCAAAATATACGATAATTACTATTACGATACGAGAATTGACGAGCGCACCAATAAGCGCACTAAAAAAATAGGCTGGAATACTAATATAAAAACGCGTGACGTTATGATTGATGAGTTTATAATACATTTTGATGAGAACCACCTGGAAATTAACTCACCTATTACCCTAGGCGAAATGCGCACCTTTGTTAAAAAACCCAACGGCAAGCGCGAGCATGCTGATGGTAAACATGATGATGCGCTATTTGCCGGAATGATTACGCTGCAAATGCGTAAACTAAAACCCAAGCCAGCCCGTGTTTTTGCTATAAACCCATTGCAATAATGATACAATTATAGGAGCGTATGCCAACTAACAACTACCCCAACGAATCAACCATTACCCCGCCCAACATAACTATTGAGGACACCGGCCCGGCGCAGGCTATCAATAGCGTGTTTCCACCGCAGGCTGATAGGCTACGCCTAAGCCAGTACGATTACTTTGCAAACTTGTTTACCGGTAACCATTTTGAGGCGTTTAATATAAAAATTGGCGATGATGAGCGGTTTAGCCGGGAGTGGAAAAAACTACGGTATACCGTGGTTAACTTTGCCGGGCTAATTAGCAAAATTACCGCTGATATGCTGTTTAGCGAGCCCATTGCCATAAGCGTGCCGGATGGCGACCAAGAGTATGTCGAGGGTTTGTGGCGTGAGAATAATATGGACGCACAGTGCTACGAGAGCGCCCTGAGCAATAGCTATTTGGGCGATGCCCTGTTTAAATTGCGTATTGGCAGGCGCACCCCGGCTGATAAAAAAACCAGTTTAATTATTGAGGATATTACCCCGCGTATTTACTTTCCAAATGTGGATGATTTTAATGTGCGCGCCCAACCTGATAAGGAAATGCTGGCATGGGTGTTTGAGGTGAGCGGCGCTAAGTATGTGCGCATGGAAATACACACGCCGGGCAAAATTGAAAATAAGGTTTACAACCTAAAGGGCGACAAGCTGGGCACCGAGCAACCACTAACCATATTGGGCGGCACGGTAAATAAGGTTGAGCTTACCCGCGTAGACTTCTCACTACTGCAGCACGTGGTTAATTGGAAAACTGGCGACAGGCATTTTGGTATTAGCGACTATTACGACCTAGACAGCCTGTTTTATGCCATAAACAACCGTATGTCTAAGGTTGATAATATCCTAGACAAACACAGCGACCCTATCCTAACCGTGCCACCGGGCATACTAGACGAAAAAGGCAGGGTTAAAAAATCACAACTAGGGGTAATTGAAATCCAAGAGGGCGAAACGGGCAAACCCGAGTACGTGGTATGGGATGCCTCACTCGATAACGCCTTTAAACAAATTGAAAAACTAACCGAGTTTATGTACATGGTGGGCGAGGTTAGCCCTGATGTGTTGGGCCTGGGTGAGGGTGTGAGCGATAGTGGCCGGGCGCTCAAGTTCAAACTCATGCGCACCATTGCCAAGGTTGCCCGCAAAAAACTGTACTACGACTACGCGCTCAAGCAAATGCTGTATAAGGCGCAGGTTTTAGCTAAGGCATGGGGCACTGAGGTTGAGGGTAAAAAACTACAAGGTGAGCCGGTTATGCCGGAAATTGAGTGGGCCGATGGTTTGCCGGAGGATATGGTTGAGCAACTTGATAATGAAATAAAAGCGGTAGACGCCGGGCTAAAATCCAAAAAGGACGCCATAATTAGCCTATACAATGTTGATGAGGCCACCGCCGAGAAAATGGTTAAGGAAAAGGACAAGGAAACGGTGGAGGCTATCCGCATGAATACCACGCCTGATTTTAAACCTAGTGGGCAAAAACCGCCCGCGCCAGCTAAGTAACCCTATGTATGGCCACCATGTACCCCAAAGAGGTAAATGTTAACGAGAAAAACATTGCCGCGCTTATAGACACCTACAAACAGGCCGAGCAGCAAATACTAAAAGAAATAACCACGGCTACTGATTGGGGCGTGGCTAACCGCCAGCGTTTACTGGCACAAATCAACGCTACACTAGCCGAGCTTGAGCAACAAACCCAGGAATACCTAAACAAAGAAATACCCAAGGCGTATAAGTCGGGGGCTACTGATGCGGTTAAGCAGCTGGATAATATCGGCGCGCCCATTAACGTGGCTACGGGGTTTAATAATATACACAAGGACGCTATTTTGGGGCTGGTAGACGAAACCGCCACCGCGTTTGCCCAGGGCATGACCGGGGTATCGCGTACCGGGCAATTATTACTTGGGCGCATAAGCCGGGAGGCTATAACCCAAAAACTAGCCCAGGGCATGATGGGCAGCCAAGTATTGCGTGAGGTTAGGCAACAAATAAAGGGGCAGCTACAAGAGCAGGGCATTGCCGCCCTAGTTGATAAAAGCGGGCGCAAGTGGACGCTTGATCGCTACGCCGATATGCTGTTTAGAACTAAAATGGTTGAGGCGCGTAACCGGGGTATTGCCAACCGATTAGTTGAAAATAATTATGATCTAGTGCAGGTATCATCACATAATAGCGACCACTACGAGTGTGCTGTTTGGGAGGGTAAAATACTAAGTGCCACCGGCGCAACCAAGGGTTACCCCACCGTGGCGGACGCTACCGCTGCCGGGCTGTTTCACCCTAACTGCAAACACGCCATAAACGTGCTGGTGCCGCGCCTTGCTAAACTAACTAAGGCGTATGACCCCAACCAACCTACAAAAGTAATAAAATAATCACACATATATACCACAACAATTGACACGCCTGATTTTTACCCTGTACAATGATAAGGTTATTAACCCAAGCGGGCCAGCCGCGTAAAAAATGGGGGTACACATGCCAGGACCTATACCGAATACTAGCGGTGACGACAATGCGCAAGGCGTCAGCAATAGCGAAAACATTAACAATCAAGCAAGTGACAACACTAGCAACGAGTCGAACTCGCAAAAAACGCAAGCTAGTGAGTCGAACTTTGACCCTAAACAAATTGGCGATGAGGACTTTTCAAAAGTTTTCGACGACCCAAGACTGTTTACGCACTCAAGGTTTAAGCAGTTAAACGAGCGTGCCAAAAAGGCAGCCGAACTTGAAAAACAACAAGAGGAAACCGAGCGTAAAAAGCTAAAAGAGCAGCAAAAGTGGCAGGAACTAGCCGAGAAAACCGAGGCAGAAAAAGCTGCGATTGAGGCAAAATACACTGAGGCGCTTATTACCTCTAAAATCCAAGTTGAGGCAACCAAGGCAGGCGCGGTTGACACCGAGGCGGTGGCCAAACTTATTGACCGCGGCGCTATAAGCATTGACCAAAATGGCAATGTGGTGGGCGTTGAGGAAGCGATAAAAGCCATGCAAGAGGGCAAAAAATACCTGTTTGGCGAGAGCCAGCAGCAAACACTCGGAAACGCGACAAACCCAGGCAGTGACGGAAACACCGTGGGCCGGAGGTTTACGCTACAGCAAATAAGCGACCCCGTGTTTTATGCTGAGAACGAGCAGGACATTTTACAAGCCTTTAAGCAGGGTTTAATCAGCCAGTAAGCACAACCATCACCCCGAACCTATTATTTGACCGTTATTAACGCAATAACGAATTTATGGTACTGGAGGTGATACAAACAAATGCCTACGTATAATGTTCTTACAACCACGGAAAACGCGGTTTTTATTCCCACGATTATTTCGCAAAAGGCAATCCAACGATTTCCTAGCTATTTAAACTTGGCAAAAACCGTATCACGAGACAGTGACTGGACTAGCGCCACGGTTGGTACAACTATCCGCGTGCCCAAAACGGGTGCAGTAGTTGCTAACGATAAAACCGCCGGCGAACTATTTACCAAGCAAAATCCCACTGGTACAGACGTTTTTGTGACTCTTAACAAGCACAAAGAGGTTACTATTACCATTGATGATGTTGCTAAGGTGGTAGAAAACCAGGACACACAAAACCGCTATGCTGAGGATGGCGCTATTGCGCTTGCAGAAGCCGTTGAGGCCGAGCTTGCCGCATTGCACCCGAGTGTTGAAAACACTATCAGTTTTGATGGCACCAGTGCCACCACGATTGATACGTCAATGCTTAACATCCGTAAATACTTTACTGAGCAAAAAGTACCCCAGCTGGAGCAAAAATACTTGTATGTTGACCCAACCGTTTACAACAAACTGTTAGCCACAGACAAGTATTCAAGGTACGATGCCCGAGGTAATGGCAATACCATTACTGATGGCAACTTCCTGCGCACCTACGGTATTGAAACCCACGAAAGCCAAATGGTAGAAACCTCTGGCTCGCCAGTGGCCTATCACAACTTGGCCTACACCAAAAACGCTTTGGTGTTAGCAAGCCGACCTTTGCCCAAACCAATGAGCAATGGCGTGTCGAGTGCGGTTATCAATGACCCCCGTATTGGATTATCATTGCGCTCATTATTCTGGTACAACGCCGACCTTGGCGCGCACCAGTTAACCTTAGATTTACTCTTTGGAGTTGCAATTTTAGACCAACGCAGAGTAGTTGAAGTCGAGAGCGTATAGTTATTTAACCTATAACGCCGCGGTGGGCGGGTATCCCTAACGGGTGCCCGCCTATTGTGTTTTTATACCCCGTGTAATATATTTGTAGTATGCCATATTTAGTCAGCCCATCGGGTAAAATAACCGCCGTAGACGATATTAAACGGTTTGAGGATTGGCTAAGGCAGCCGGGGTTTAGGAAAGCTACCGACGATGAGGTAAAAGAGCTACAGGCCGAGAAGTATGCCGAGGTGCTACGGGCACAGCAGGCAAATAATGACCCGGCGCTTGGGTTATATATGGCCACGGTTACCCAGGGCGGTGCCGATGGGTACGGCATGGCCAGCCACTTACTCATAAAACAACTTACTAAGCTAGGTGAGCAAATTAAAACCTACTACGATAAACAAAACATAGCCATACTATTTCACGCGCCCTATGGTATTTTGCAGATCGAGGCACCTTACCGCATTATTTACACCATGTTTGAGAGTGACCGCATACCTGATGAGTGGCACGACTACCTGGACGCTGCCGACTTAATCCTAGTGCCTAGCGCCTGGTGCCAGGGTGTATTTGCTAAAGCCGGCTATGCAGCACAAGTGGTGCCGCTTGGCTATGATGCTGATACGTTTAAGTATGTTGAGCGCAAGCCAGTGCGCGCGCAACGGCGCAACTTTACCTTTTTACACTACAACGCCTTTAATGCCCGCAAAGGGTTTATGGAGGTATTTAATGCGTTTACGCAAGAGTTTAGGCGCGATGAGCCGGTAACCCTGGTGTTAAAAACTACCCTGAACCGCACGCCTATACCTATTATAAAATCGCAGTACCCAAACATTGAGGTTATTACGGGCAAGGCTACTAAGGCGCAGTTAAATAACATACTAACCAACGCCGATTGTTTTGTATTTCCTAGCCGGGGTGAGGGGTTTGGGGTTACCCCGCTTGAGGCAATGGCCACCGGCATGCCGGCGATTGTACCCAATGCCCATGGCATAAGTGAATACTTTAATAAAGATTATATGTATGAGGTTAAGGTTAGCGGCACTTGCCCGGGTTTGTATTTGCGCTATAAAGGCCAGGACGTTGGCAATATGGTGGTATGCGATGTGGCCGACCTGCGCCGCCAAATGCGTTTTGCCTATGAACACGAGAGCCAATCGCGTAAAATGGGTAAGCGGGCCTCGGAGTATGTTAAAAAATGGACTATTGAGGAAACCGCGCGGAAGCTCAAGGCCGTGCTTGATGATATACGGCGGCAACCGCTGCCCGTAAAACAACGCTCGGGCAACATTTTACCGTTAGAGCGTTTTACCTAAACGGAGGTGATAGTATATGGATGCCAAAGCTAAAAAAGCGGAAACTAAGGCGCCTAGCGTGCCAGCGTATCGGTTTTACTGCCACGCGTGTACCGGCAGAGCATTTTATGCTAATACACCGGAGGTGTTTAAAAAACCACGCATTTGCCACAATTGCGGTGCTACCCTGTATTACGAAGCTGACAAATGGATAGCTAATGAGAGTTAAATACACCGGCCCACTATGCGACTACAGCGGTTATGGCGAGGCTGCCCGGCATGATGTGGCGGCGTTGGTTGAGGCTGGGGTAACGGTTACCACTGAAATACCCCACTACACCATAGAAATTGCCGATTTTGGCCCGATGGGCGCTATTGGCCGGGGTTTGGAAAACAACCCTATTGGCTACCAAGTAAAAATAATACACACCACCCCCAATGTTATTAGGCAGTACCTAGAGCCGGGCAAATATCACGTGGGGCGCGTGTTTTGGGAAACTAACAAACTACCCCTCGAGTTTGCCACCGGGGCGCAAATGTGCGATGAAATATGGACGGGCAGCCAATACAATGCCGATGCCATACGGGCCGCTGGGGTTACTAAGCCAATTTATATAATACCCGAGGCTATTGACACCAACGTGGAGCCGTTTAAGCCATACCTAACCGCCAACGATGGCGATTACCGCTTTTATAGCATATTTGAGTGGACGGAGCGCAAAAACCCAGCCGCACTACTTGAGGCATACTGGCGCGAGTTTGAGGGTGCCCAGGGCGTATCGCTTACCCTAAAGACCTATGTGGATAACTTTCAACCACATAAGAAAACCGAAATTGACCAGAAAATAAAAAAGCTGCAAAAACGCTTGCGCCTGCGCAGTTATGCCCCTATTTACCTATACCGGCAGCTTATGGATAGGCGCCAAATTTACCGCCTACACACCACCTTTGACTGCTACGTATCACCCCACCGTGGCGAGGGCTGGGGCATACCCCAAATGGAGGCGCTGCTAATGGGAAACCCGATCATAAGCACGGGCGCTGGGGGTATCCATGAGTATTTAACCCACATGCAAGACGCCTACCTACTACCCTACAAAATGGCACCCGTAAACAATAACCGCAATACTAACTGGTATACACCCGACCAACAGTGGGCCGATGTGTCTATACCTGATCTACGCAAGGCAATGCGGTGGGTGTTTGAAAACCAAAAACAAGCTAAGGCCATGGGCGATTGTGGAAAACTTGTGGTAAAAAACAAGTTTAACCTCAAGACCGTGGGCGGTTTAATGAACCAACGATTGTTAGAAATTAGAAAATCACTAGAGCCAAAGGCAACACCATGACCATACTATACTTAAGCGCACATTCCATACTAGAGCATGACGAGCTAAAACTGTTTGAGGAGCTTGGCATTAAGTATTTTAGCCTTGGCTCATACATATTACCTTGGGCGCCTGCCGACCCTATCCGCCCTGCCCTAACCTACCACCCACCGCAAACCATGTATGACCAGCCAGCGCCGGAGCGCAATAAACTAACCATGTCCTACGTTGAGCAATTTGACGTTATTATCGTTATGCACGTGCCGGAGTGGATTACCGAGAATTGGGAAAGCATTAAGCATAAGCGGGTTATTTGGCGCAGTATTGGCCAAAGCACCCCGGCGGTTGAGGCTAAACTTGCGCCATACCGCAAACAAGGTTTGGAGGTAATCCGCTATAGCCCACGGGAAATAAACATTGACGGTAATATAGGCGCTGACCACCTAATACGGTTTTATAAAGACGAGCGCGAGTTTAACCACTGGTCTGGTGGTGGCACCGAGGTTATTACTTTTGCCCAAAACATGAAACACCGGGGCGAGTATTTAAACGTGACCGCCTGCCAACAACTTATGCACGGGTTTAATGCCCATGTCTATGGCCCTAAAAATGAGCAAATGGGGCCGTTAAATGGTGGGTTTTTGTCATACGACGGCATGAAGCAAAAAATGCGCGATGCTCGGGTTTATGTGTATACCGGCACCCAACCTGCCAGCTATACCCTATCGTTTATTGAAGCCATGATGACCGGCTGCCCGATTGTGGCGGTTGGCGAGAAATATGGTAACAGCCTAAACATAGCCGGCAAGGTGTATGAAATACCCGATATAATCCAGGATGGTTATAACGGTTTTGTGAGCGATGATTTAGAGTATTTGCGCAGTAAAATTGACTTACTTGTTAAGGACAAGCGAGCGGCCAGGGCAATATCGGCTGCGGGCAGACAAACCGCTATTGAGCTATTTGGCAAGCAGTTTATTAAAGAGCAGTGGAGCAAAGTTTTATGTTAGACATTACTAAAAAAATAGTTACAGCCCTGGGGGTTGACCCCGTGTCCGAGTCTTTGTGGTCGGGTGGCGATGTGGCCCGGCAATATGCCGCGTTTAATGATGCTGGCGTTGAGTGTGAGGTGGGCGAGTTTTTATACGCCATGACCAGGGTGTTAAAACCTAAAAACGTGCTGGAAACCGGCACGCACCAAGGCATTGGCGCCATGTATATAGCCCAAGCGCTACAGGACAATGGCTTTGGTTTGCTTGATACGCTGGAGTTTATACCAGAGCATTACCGCGAGGCAGACCGCCGATTTGAAAAAGCCGGGTTTAAACCATGGATACGAAACCTCGAGGCTGACGTTACCAAGTGGAACCCTGAACCTGATGCACGGTATAAGCTGGTTTTGCTTGATACCGAGCCACAACTACGCTTTGCCGAGCTAGTGCGCTTTTATGATTATGTACTACCGGGCGGGTTTATATTTATACACGATTTAAACGGACACATGGGGCAAGTTGATAACAGCGAGCATGGGTTTGCGTGGCCCTGGGGCAGGTTGCCTAATGTCATTAAAGACTATGTGCGCCGGGATATGCTGCGGCCATTCCACTTTGCCACCCCACGCGGGTTAACCGGGTTTTACAAAGTTGATGAGCAAGTTGATTACAAGTGGGGCGTATAGAGCATGTTATAATTAGCGTATGGATTACACAAAAAATGATGAAATACGCTTTTGGTCAAAGGTAAAAGTTACCAATAAAAGATCGTGTTGGTACTGGTCTGCCTCTAAGCATCATTTTGGATATGGATGGTTTAGAATTAACAAAAAAACACACAGCGCCCACCGATTAGCACTTATATTTTATAACGGCGGAAAAATAGAAGATGGAAAGCTAGTGTTACATAATTGCAATAACCCCGGTTGTTGTAATCCCAATCACCTACGATGGGGTAGTCAAAAAGAAAATATACAAGACTGTATTGCTGCCGGTAGAAAAACAGACCCACCCAGGGGAAATAAACCACCAATAATATTTGGTGAAAAAAACAGCAATGCGGTGATGACTTATGAAAAGGTAAAAGAGTTGAGAGAATTATGGAGCAAAAAGAAAACAAGGGCCAATGACTTGGCAAAAATGTTTGATATATCAATATCAACTGTTTATCAAATAGCTGCCTATAAGACTTGGAAACCCCAAGCATGAGAAAGTGAGGAATTATGAACTCGGTCTATACCGGGGGCACCTTTTGATTTACTTCACTGGGGGCATGTTAGTTTTTTAGAGCGCTGCCACCAATTTGGCATTGTAACCGTGGCGCTCAACAGTGATGAGTTTATTGCCAAGTTTAAGGGCAAACCGCCAGTAATGAGCTACATTGAGCGCAAAAAGGCATTGCTGGGCTGCAAGTGGGTGGCTAGGGTGGTTAGTAATATAGGCGACCAGGATAGCAAGCCGGCTATTGAGTGGGTTAAACCAAATGTCATTGCCATTGGTAGTGACTGGGCAAAACGAGACTATTACAAGCAAATGGGGTTTACCCAAGATTGGCTGGACAGCAAAAACATTGCCTTGGCCTACATACCCTACACTAAAGACATTAGCACCACTGATATTAAAAAAAGGCTTACATGAAGCGCGCCGTGTTGGTTGGCACTAACGCTTACCCCTATTTAATTTTGTACTGGCTACACCTGGCGCAAAAATACTGGCTTGATGAGGTTGACCAGGTATATATTGCCGTATCCCAGCCAGTGCATGCAAAACCGTGGCCGTGGATTGAGAAATACATTGCTACCCTGCCAAAAGTTACCCTGGTAAACACTAACACTAACTGGCCCAATAGCATAAACCAGGTTGCCGCCACTATTGAGGCTGACGCGGTATGTTTGATGCACGATGATTTACTGATATTTAAGCGCGGCGTTGTGGATAACTACTTTAAACATGTGGAAAAAACAGGCGAAGTGGTTACTACCATGCACGCTATATATACGCCAGGCCAACTGGTTGAAGAATTGATGGTAAAAAAGTATTCCACACAAGTGCCCGTGGTTGTGGATAACAGCGACTATTTTAGTTATTACTTGAACTTTACCTTTGTGCCGGGCAAGTATTTTGCAGGCAGTAGCCGGGATTTTGGGCAATACGTGGTACCCGTTGGCGAATACAGCCCATTACTTGACTGGACACCTGCCTATAGACCGTTTGAAAGCGACACAAACTTTAAGTTTAACCTTGAGTTATACGCCCAGGGCGCACACATACACCCTATACCAAAAATAGAGTTTACCAACTACATACACCACCCCAGGGGTTTGCAGCAGTTTATTGACGACTTTAAAAATAGCGAGGGGTTATTTGCCGCCCCGCTTACCTACTTGCATTTGCAAACCATGGCATACCACATAGCCGGCCTGTATTACGACTTAGGCGAGCGCGAGCAATTGGAAACCCAAAGCGGTGGGCCGGTGGCGCGCAATTTAGAACATGAGGCATTTTTTGCTATGCAAAAGCCGTGGCGCAATGACAAAATGTTTAAACTGGCACTTTTGCGCGAGTTTATGACCGCAAATGATTTTAAGGGCATAGGCAAATACCACCAGCACGCCAAAACCGAGTTAGACTGGATTACAGCGCGTTTTAACCTGGACAAAAAGCTAATAAAACAAGTGCAAGGCATATTTCACCAATTATTTGAGGCAAAACTATGAGTAGGGCAGCAATTTTACCCACACCGGGCGACCCATTCCTATTACACTACTGGCTAAAGCTATTTGACCGGGTATGGCGCTTGGAAATTGACAAACTATACATGCACGTTAACGGAGCAGACCAGGAAACCTTTGATTACATACACGATTTATACAAACGGTATGCCGTGGTTAGTTATAGCCCCACCCAGCAAGAGCATGGGCAGGCCATTGCCACCACATTGGAAACGGTAAAAGAAACCGACATTATGTTAGTTGAGGATGACGGGCTTATTTTTAAGCCGGGGCATGTGGCGCATTGTTTTAGGTACCTGGAAAACGACACGTACGACATAGTTGGCTCAAAGCGTGGCTCATGTGGCACCCAAATACTAAAATTGGCGCAAAACACATGGGGTTTATCGTATGAGGGCTACGGCGACCAAGGCCCTAGTTTTTGGCCCTGCTATTTCTTTACCCACGCATACATACTGCGCGGCGTGGATAACTACGGGGCAAAGTTTTGGGCAAAGGGCGACATAATCAAGCCGTTTAATGTGCCCGCTGAACATGACCAAGCCGGCGACACCTTTGTTGATGCATCGCTACAGCTGCGTGGCGTGGTGGCTAAAGAGCGCATACTAACCATACCGCAATACCATTTACACCCCGATGATTATGAGCATTACCGTACCCGCAAAAGCATTTGGGATGGTCAGGCAAACTGGCTACATATTGGCTCATTATCAAGCGGCTACAATAACTTACTGGATACTAACAAACCACTACCCGCCCGCCCCACTAATGATTTTGAAAAGCGCGAGTATGAGCGCCGGGTACAGTGGTGGTTAACCTTTTGGGAAAACCGGGAGCCGGGGGCGTTAGTAGAACAGGCTGATAAATATAAAAAAGGTATTGACCGTTTAATTGGCGAGTTTGGGTTAAGCCTAAAACGTATTAAACAGCGGCAGCGGATAACCGCGGAGGTGGTCAATGGTTTTTGATGTAGTAACCACGTGGCCTAAAAACTGCGATTACCCACAATTCAGGGCAATGCTTGCACGGGAGCGCCACCGGTTTAATGAAATTATTATTGCGTTTATGGAAACCAACGCGGGGTTTGATTATAGCCCGTTTGTGCGCGAGAGCTTGTTTACTACCCGTGCCCATTTTATTGAAAGCCATACACCCGCGGGCGATGATTGGCGTAATGCTGCCGTTAACCAATCACTACTGCACAGCTACAATGCCCCGCACCTTTGGTTTACCGAGCAAGACTTTATACCTAAGCCGGGGTTTTTTGAGTTTGTTGATAGCCACATCAATGCCGATTGCGTGGCGGTTTACCAAGGTGATCGCATGCACCCGTGCAGCATATTTTTAAGCCGTGAGGCGCTTAACAAAACCCATAAGGATTTTAGCGCCAAGCCGCCGGAGTATGACCACTTTGGCCGCATACAAATAGACCTGCAGCGCGCCAGCATTGTGCCCGTGGTTATACCGCCCGAGCTATATTTTCACTATAACGGCCTGAGCCATAATTGGCGGCTGGCATGTGAGGGGCAGCCCATTACCTACCAACCACAAGCATTTAAAACATGGGCAACCGAGGCGCTTGAAGTGGGCGTACCCTTGCACCCCATGTTTGTTAACATGGTGCAAAACATACGTGATAGAGTTTGATATAGTTAGAAAACCCTAATAAATACCGTAGGAAAAATAGTTATATACAGGTAAAAACCCGAAAGAAACCCGACTCCCCTACCGTAAAAACCCAATAGGGGAGGGGTTACACCAGGCTAAAAATTAAAATAGTGGCACATCATAGCGAGTGGGGGAGTGTCCTATATATATAACCACTAACATAATTATGAATGTATTTACTGACTTACATCATTTTAGTTTGTATCACTCACTTTACTTGCTCATAGAGCAGCGGTTTGCCGGCACGTTATACCGGCCCTTGGGTGAGGATTGGCTACACCGCGGCTACTGGCGCATGGCAGAAATATATAATAACCACCCGCTAACCGTGGCGCAGTATTTGGGTATTAGGCCCGACTACCCCAACCCCAGCCCCGGCCATTACCTTGCGTATGACCCCGAATATAACTACAACCATAACGCTATTACGGTTGAAAAGTTTATGGCGCTGCCCATTGATTTTGTTATTGCCACTATCCCGGCGCATATACCTAGTTTTTACAAGCTGGCCCAAGACCACCCCAATAAACCACGGGTTATTTTTCAAGTTGGCAATGCGTGGGAAATTGACCCTGCCCAGCCTATCAAAAATATAATGGCCAGCGCCCTGCTACCTAACCACCCCGATGGGTTTACTATTGTGGAATACCACCAAGAATTTGATACGAGCGTGTTTAAGCCGATGCCCACTACCGAAACCAATACCATAACCTCGTTTATTAACTGCTACCAATCCGCCAGCCTGTACCAGCACGATTGGGCTACGTTTACCCGCGTGGAAAAACTAATGCCGGATTGGGTCTTTAAATCGCTGGGCGGCTCATGCCGCGATGGCGCTGCCAATGGGCAAAAAATAATGGCCGAGCTTATGGGCCGTAGCCGGTTTGTGTGGCATGCAAAATCGGGCGGCGATGGGTATGGGCACGTAATCCATAATGCTTACGCAATGGGCGTGCCGCCAATTGTGGTTATGCAATACTATGCCGGCAAACTAGCGGGGCAGCTAATGGTCGACGGCGAAACCTGTATTGCTATTGATGGGCTAGAAACACAGCAAATAATAAACAAAATATTGCACTTTAACCAACCTGCCCACTATGAAGCTATGCGCCAAAATGTGTATAATGTATTTACGTCAAAGGTTGACTTTAACCGCGAGGCTACACAACTAAAAGCTTTTTTGGATAATTGCCAGCCGTTGACCTAATAGTATTTATTGAAAGGATAATGGTATGGCTACCTATACTTGGGTACTCCAAGGCACATCACCTACAACCATTGAAGCTACCGACCTTGTGCAGTTTGCCGGGGCGACATTTGATAGCGCAATTACCGTGGGCGCATATAACGATACCACCCATGTTGAAAGCAGCGTTGGGGCCGATGACTCTAGCGGCAATACGCCTAACAATGTTAAGTTTATAAGTGCTACGGGCGGCACGGGTGGCGACTCGCAAGCCGATTGGGGCGACGGTACCGAGGACTTAGACGCGATTACGGATGCAGAGTGTACCCTAAAAATTACCTTTGCCCATGGCAGTGCGGTGGCAACCAGTAGCCATATTTTTTACGCCTACGATAACAGCACTACCACCGCGGTACCCACCGGGGTTACCTTTTATGCCGCCGAACAAGGCGATACTAACTGGACTAATGCCGAGGGTAGCGCCGCAGGGTTAACGGTTGCTGATAGCGCCAGCGCTACGAGCCATGATTTTTACATTGCCGTTAGCGCCTCGCCTGAGAGCGTGGGCGAGAAAACCGCCTTTGCACTGCGAAGCGAATTAACCTACTCATAAATTAACCGCCGGGGCTATATAGACCTGGCTAGTATTGGGGGCTTATATGCACCTGCATAACCTGCGTTGGCAAGTGTCACTTGCTAATGGCGATACCTTTATTGAGGGCAGCGGCCTGTTTGATGAGGTTGCCGGCGAACTATCGCCCTGGCAAAAGTTGCTACGGTATAAAACCGAGCAAAATACCCATATTACCTCTCTTAGTTTACTAACTAATGACGGGCGCACCTTTAACCTGCCTAGTGCGGGCAAAAACCCCAAGTTTATCGAGTTTGATGGGCTAGAAAAGCCTACTGATTACCTAGTATGCCGGAAAATAAGCCGGAAAATTGACATTGCTGGCAATACCCAAGAGGTTGACTGGCTGTTTACCGTGGCCATAGCCAAATATGCCGATTACGAACTGCAATTGTGGGTTGATGAGAAAAATACCAGTAATATGTGGACGATGGTATGCCGGAAATAGACAAAAAAAGAGTAACCCCTGAGCTAAAACAGCGGTTTAGTGTGGAAAACAACACGTTGCGCGGTGTGGTTAAGGATAACCCCAAAGACCTAATTGAGATTGAGCTTGGCGATAGCAAGCAGCCCGACTTTAAACCCCAGGCTAAAATCTCAAGATGGTCGAACGAGGTCAACTTCTCACTACGGGCGCAGGAACACCCTGAAGCGGTGGTGCGAACCGAAGGCAAACTCATCAAGTACATCACTCCAGATTATGAGGTGCATCAATACGAGCTTGACCCAGGCGATATAGGTGAGGATGGGGGTCTGGAGTTTGAATGGGTGCTACCTAAAAAGCCCGAGTCGAATGTATTAACCGCCACCATTCAAACCAAGGAGCTAAACTTCTTCTATCAGCCATCCCTAACCCAAGAGGAAATAGACCAAGGATCGCAGCGACCAGAGAACGTGGTGGGGAGTTATGCGGTCTACCACAAAACCAAGGGCGGCATGAACCGAGACGGAGGGAATGAGTATAAGACGGGCAAGGCGTTTCACATCTACCGACCAAAGGTGACTGATAAAAAGGGAGAGGAAACATGGGCAGAACTCAACATTGACGAAGTAAGTGGTGTATTAAGTGTCACCGTACCTCAAGAGTTTTTAGACAAAGCGGTTTATCCGGTTATTGTTGACCCCACGCTTGGATATACAAGCGGTGGAGCTTCTGAAAGCGCAATTGCTCAATTAACTTTAACACGCAGTATCAGGCTTGGGTCTGGTGGCTGGGTATTAAGTGAATCGGGAACACTTGACAAATTAAGTGTTAGAGCGAGGGTTTCTTCTGGGTCAGGAACCACTGATGTAGCTGCTTTCATAAATACAGAAAACGAAACAACTGACTCACACAGTCAGATTGCTAAAGCAGTTGTTGCTAATCAGGCATGGACTACCAGTCAAGCATGGTATGACTTAACAGCTGCAAACGAATCACTTTCGGCAGGAACTTACGTAATTAGTGCAGTTGCAAATGGTGAAGATGTTACGGGAAGTGAAATACGCCTCGCTTTCGACAACACATCTTCAAGGAATGTCTACTCAGAAACCTTTTCTAATGCTTCAAGTTTTACAAATGCTCAAGAAGATCCCTGGACTAAAACTAATTCAGCAGGTACTCGACAGTATGACATCTACGCCACCTACACTACAGCAAAAATTGAAACCCTTACCGACAACTTTAACGACAACTCAATAAACACAGCTCTTTGGAATAACGACAACGCTTCTGAAACTGGTGGTCAATTGGTGGTTAATGCCGCTACGGGTCAGGGAACATACAACGGGATTGCTTCTGATTCTCGATACGACCTAACATCCTCATCTGCTTTTATCGAACTTGTTAGTGCTGGCGACACATCTCTCTCATTCACCACCTACATTCTCGAGCTTTACAACGATACCATTGACCTGTATTGGGGCATTGAGTATGGGGCAACCGATGAGATTGTGGCGTACAAGTCGCCAAACTCGGTGGACTATACAGAAATATACCGCGCCACCTATAACAGCACTGATCACAAATGGTTTAGGATAAGAGAAGCGTCTGGCACGGTCTATTGGGATACATCAGCCGATGGCACAAACTGGACTAATAGGGATAGCGATGCCACTGGTTATACGCTAACCTCTCTCAATGCTTTTTTTGGGGTAGAAAACCCAAGCTCAGGTTCAACCACGGT